CCTTTTCGCGCGGAAAGAAAAGCCTGGAACGGAAAGGAAAAGGTCATGACCGACCGCGAATTGAAACGATTGTCTCGAATGCCGTTGGATCACATGGGCCAGATGTTGCAACATGGTCTGAGCGAGTCCTGGGTGTCGAACTTATGCCATGGCAGCGGCACGTACTTGACGGTCAGCTTGCGTATGACGCTGATGGCAAATGGTGTAATCCCATGTCGCTCGTCAGTGTCGCCAGACAAAACGGCAAAACGGTCGCGCTCAAAGCGTTGCTCGGATGGTGGCTCACCGATTACCAGCTTGAAGCCGGGCCGCAAAACATCCTCACCACCGCGCACCGACTCGATCTAGCAACTTCACTGTTTCAAGACTTAGCGCCGATACTCAAGGAGAAATTTGGAGCAAAAGTCGTATGGCAATACTCGAACAACCGTTGCGAAATAGGTCAAAGCAAATGGTGGGTTAAAGCCGCGCGCCCTAGCGCCGGTCACGGCATGAGCATTGACCTAATCATTGCCGACGAAGTGTTCGGTATTGATTCTGAGACACTCGACATCGGACTGTTACCGACTCAACGTGCCAGACCTAATCCGCTGTGCTCGATGTGGTCTACGGCTGGCACTGAGGACAGTGTTGCGATGTTGCGTTGGCGTGAGCAAGGCATCCGTGCGATTGATGAGAGCAAATCGACTGGCATTTATCTCGCGGAGTATTCGCCGCCACCTGACGCCGACCCAATGTCACCTGGTGCTTGGGAATACTCCAACCCGGCGCTCGGTCACACGCTTGACATCCGCACGATTGAGCAGGAAGCAAAATCCCCCAACCGCGCAGGCTTCCTGCGCTCTAGCGTAAACCTATGGGTGCAATCAGAGCTCTCATGGCTTGCGCCAGGCAAGTGGGAAGGCTGCGCCACCAAGCTGCCTCCGCTGCCTGGTGGCGTGCTCGCAGTCGAGGTAGCAGTCGACGATGGCCGGTACGTGGCGGTTCGTTGCAACGGCAACAGTGTTGGGATGCTGACTGCGACTGTCGCATTCATGTGCGAAACCGTGACGCAGGTTTGGGATAACATCCGTCAACAGATCGCGTCGAATCCTGGGCTGACTGTCGCCATCACTCCGACGCTTGACACGAATTGCCCGACTGATTTACAGCGTCGTCGCGTGCTGGTTGGCTATCAAGAAATTTGCCGCCACACGTCAATGGTTCGCTCGCTAATCAATGAAGGCCGCGTTGCGCACACTGGCGAAACGATGCTGGCTGAGCACGTAGGCCGCGCTGTGGCTGTCAAGACGCCTGGCGCCATTGCATTGAGCTCGACCAAATCATCTGGCCCTATCGAGTTAGCCCGGTGTCTGGTGTGGGCTGTTGGTATGTGTGGCAAGCCGCGACCGATGGTGAACCGACCTGTGATTGCATCGAGCGCCTAGACTGACTGCACGATGGCTGTTTTCTCGCTCAAACGCGCAATCCCCAACGACTCCAAAGCCCAAGTAGGTGCCGCCACCGGCTACGCCGGTAACAACATGGTCGGCAACTTCATGACGTACACCACCGGCTTTGACCGGCTGGCCGCCATCCAGATTCCGACCATTTCTCGTGCGCGCGATCTCATTTGCGGCATGATTGGCTGCCTAGAAATTCACCAGTACGGCAAGCAGTGGATGGATGACGAATACGAGGACATCGAGTTGCCCGATGACACCTGGTTCCATCAGCCTGATCCAAACGTCACACGCAACTTCATCATGAGCTGGACTACTGATGACTTGATTTTCTACGGTCGCGCATTTTGGGTAGTTACCAGCCGTTTTGGCAACGGATTCCCCGCAACCTTTACATGGATTCCAGCTGCTGACGTTCAGACTCGTGACCAAGGCGGCCCACAATGGTTCGGCCCGAGCAAGCAAGTCACATTCAACGGCATTGATCTCAATCCCAACGATGTCATCCAATTCATCAGCCCAATTCAAGGGCTGTTGTCAATGGGTGCTAGGGCAATTCGCACCAACATCAACCTTGACACCAGCGCCGAGCGTTTCGCGCGCAACCAAACACCAGCCGGTGTGCTAAAGCAAACCGAAGGCGAGCCGTTAAGCGCAGAGGAGCTCAGCGAATTGGCGGCCGGCTTTGCATCGGCACGCAACAACAATGCGATTGCCGCGTTGAACCAGTACGTCGACTGGAAAGAGTCGTACATGGATCCAAGCAAGCTTCAGTTGACCGAAGCACGCACTTATCAGGCGCTTGAAATGGCGCGACTTGCCAACATCCCGCCATACCTTGTCGGCGCACCGTCAGGTTCAGGCATGACGTATCAGAACGCCCTTCAGGCGCGCCAAGACCTTTATCTATTCGGGGCAAAACCATTTATTGATTGCATCGAGCAGACGCTGTCGATGAATAACGTGACGCCACGCGGCCGCTACATTTATCTTGACGTAGAGTCATACTTGGAGGAAGCACAGATGGAGCCCGACCAGGACAACGCTGCACCTGGTCGGGCACCTACAACCGAAACCGAGGATGACAATGATTCGACTAACGGCCGCTGACACATTCGTACTCGCCGAAGATGGCGAATCCCCACGCACGATTTCGGGCATCGCCGTGCCCTGGGGCGTCGAGGCCACCGTTTCTGATGGCACCCGCGTGCGCTTTGAGCGCGGCAGCCTTCCGATCACTGGCAAGAAGCCCAAACTGCTTAAATACCACGACTCCACGCAACCAGTCGGCGTAGTTACCGGCCGCGTTGACAGCGAATCAGGCATGGTATTCACGGCGCGAATCAGCGCCACCAGCGAAGGCAACGACATGCTCGAGCTGATCAAAGATGAGGCTGTTGACGCTGTCTCCGTTGGTGTAGACGTGATCGATGCCCGGTATGACGACGATGGCACCATGGTCATCGCCAAAGCCAACTGGGTCGAGCTAAGCCTTGTGACTGAACCGGCCTTTAAGGGTGCTACCATTACAGATGTTGCAGCGACACAACCACCGCGAGAGGAACCACAACCAATGTCCGAAAAGGTCGAAGCAACTGCCGCACTTGTCGCTGAAGCGCCTGCTGCTGCCCCCACCATGCTGTTCGCTGAGCCGAAGCCAGCCTTTAAGCTGCCGTCAGCGGCCGAATACATGGCCAAGTTCGTTCGCGGCGGTGCAGAGTTCGCCGAATTTAACGCGCGCATCAAAGCTGCCGCGCCAGACATCACGACTGCCGATACACCCGGCATCTTGCCCACCAACATCGTGTCTCCGGTCTATGACTCGCTGAACCCAGTCAGGCCTTTCGTCACGGCAATCGGTTCGCGCGCAATGCCGCAAGGCGGAGCGACCTTCCGTCGCCCGGTCATCACCGTGCGCCCGACCGTTACGCAACAGCCGACCGGCCAGCTCAACACGCTTGATCCGTCGACCGTCACGGTTGCCAACAACAACGTCAACAAACTGACGTTCGGCACCTACGTCACGCTCTCGGAGCAGGACATTGACTGGAGCGATCCAGACTCGTTGGCCATCGTGCTTAACCAGCTGGCAATCGCCTACGGCCAAGCGACCGACAACTATGCGGTCGACACCTGCCATGCCGCAATCTCGCAGACCAGCTCGATTGCCGACACGTCGGTTGGCGCCGATTGGGTCGCCGCAATCTACGAAGGCGCGCGCCAAATTTCGCTCAACAGCAACTACCTGCCGACGCACATCTTCTTGACGCCTGGCAGTTGGGCCGCATTGTCGAGCGCAGTTGATGATGCGGGTCGCCCGGTGTTCCCGTTTGCTGGCGCCGCCAACCTCAGCGGTCAGAACGCCGCAGGCACCGCTTCGGCAACCAGCTGGAACGGAAACCCACTCGGACTGGTCTTGGTCGTTGACAAGAACGCCCCCGGCTCGTTCATGGGCCATGCCGCAGGCCCGGCCGCAGGATTCGAGTTCTACGAACAGCAGAAGGGCGCCATCTCGGTCGACGTACCGGCAACGCTCGGTCGCACCATCGCCTTCCGCGGTTACGCAGCCGCGTTCATGGCTGACGCGACCAAGTTCGTCAAGTTCGTCTGATCCAACAGATTCCTTCCTCCAGGGAACATTGAACGGTGGCGACGTACACAATCACCCATAAACAGGTGGTTTCAAACGTTGCCATCGTTCAATTGTTGGAGCCGCTCGAATTTGAGGTCGGTCAAAGCATCACGATTGCTGGTGTCGGTGCCGGGTGGAACGCCACGCACAAAATTCTTGCATTGCCCGAGTATTACCTCACTGGCGTCAGCCAGCAAGGTGACTACGAATACGACTACTCGCGCATCATTCCAAATCAGGTGCTATTTGCGCTCACTACAGCCGATTTGGAGCGCGCTGCGGCCACCGGCACAGCGACCTACTCGATTACGTGCACGTGGATTGTCTTGGCTGATTTAGAGGACTACCTCGGCTTCACGTTCACCAATCCGAGCGCTGATCTTGATGTTGCCAACATGGCGCTTGCGGCCGCCAACGCTTTCTGCTTCCGTCGACGCCAAGAAGCCGGCTATTGGGATTCGCCCACCACCGTGCCTGATGGCGCTGCTCGACTG